ATGATTATAATAACTAGTTGCTAATTTTGCTTCATGATCATGACTATAAGTATCTGTATTATCATGATTATAATAACTAGCTGCTAATTTTGCTTCATGATCATGACTATAAGTATCTGTATTATCATGATTATAATAATTAGCTGCTAATTTTGCTTCATGATCATGACTATAAGTATCTGTATTATCATGATTATAATAATTAGCTGCTAATTTTGCTTCATATGTTGCTATTATTGCTAAACGTTCAGCTTCAGCCTTTTCTATTTCTATTAATGCTAAACGGATTTTTTCTTCTGCTTCTAGTTTTTTTAATTTTAAAAGTTCTGCGTTTTCTTCTTCAGTGCTTAACGAAGTTTTTAATAAGTAATAGTCATTTATATTTTCAGAATAATAATCACTAAAATTGCTATAAGGATCATTATAGTAATTTTTATAAGAATAACTATTTTCATGTGAATTTAAAAAACCTTCTATATTATTTGTAAAAAAAACATTTTTATTTTTTTTTAAAATACTGTCTAATAATTTTTTCTCTTTACTATAAAGTATACTATATGATAATTGTTGAGGTAATACAGAATATAATAAATTATTAGTAAAATTAGAAAAACCTTCTATATTATTTGTAAACGATCCATTTTCATTTTCATTTTCATTTTCATTTTCATTTTCATTTTCATTTTTAATTAAAATATCGTCTAGTACTTTTTTCTCTTTTTCGGTTACTTTAGAAAATGTACCTTGATCATCATTTGTTACATCTAATATTGATTTTTCTTGGTCTTCTTGTGCATCTAAAGTCGCAATAACAGCTGTTCTAACAGCATTATTAGCATTAGTTGCTTCTTTTTGTGCTATAGTTGCTTTATTTTTAGCTTTTTCTTCTTCTAATTTTGCTTTTTCAATATCTTTAGCTGCTTGTGCTACTACAACAACGCCCGAAGTTGCTAATGCTGCTTCTTCAGCAACTAGAGCTGCTTTTTCTGTAACAGTAGCAAGACCTTTATTATTTTCTGTAGCAGCAGCTAAAGCCGCGTCATGAGCTATATCTGCTGCTTCACGTGATTCTTTTGCTGCTTTTTGAGATATATCAATAGATGTTAATTTTTTTGGTATTTCTTTTTTTGGAGTTAAAACTTTTTTTTTACTAAAAAATAATTTATAAATAATAAATAATCCAAGTATAATACCAATTAAAATTAATAAATGTTTTAATAATTTTTTATCTAAGAAATCATTTTTTATAATAGGTTTAACTTTATTTTCTACATCTACAGATTTTTTAACTTGAAAATCAATAGGTTTAACTTTATTTTCTACATCTACAGATTTTTTAACTTGAAAATCAATAGGTTTAACTTTATTTTCTACATCTACAGATTTTTTAACTTGAAAATCAATAGGTATAACTTTATTTTCAAAACCTGAAGGACTTTCTACTTCTAAATCATTAAGTTTAACTTTATTTTTTATACTAATATTTGCTCCAATTAACATTTTTAAAATAAAATCTAGCATATATATATATATTATAATTTTTTATTATAATATTTACTATTATTTATACAATTAATAAATTTTTCATAATGAATTAAATAACAATCTTTAAAATTTTGACTTTTATCATTACAACATTTATCATAATCTTCAAAATATTTACCGCATTTTTGTATTTGTTGTTTAACATTATAATATTCTCTATCTTTAATAATATTATATATATAATTACTCATTATAATATAAAATAAGTGTAACTCTTATATATTTTAATTTTAGTTTTTGTTTAATTTCAGTAAATTTATTACAATTTCATAACTATATTCATATAATTTCTATATTTTTTACTATTTTTCCTATTACCTTTTCCTATCCATATAAAAGATTTATTTGTAAATTGTAAATCAAAAAATTTATTTTTAGTACCTTTCAGTAAATTAATTTTTATTTTATTTTTTTCAATAGATTCTTTTAATGTCTTTTGATCAGATTGCCAAATTTTTTTCTTTTGAAAGTTATATATTTCATCCCAGCTATTTATAAATTTTTTTCCATTTACATTATTATTAATTCCAATCATACTACTTTTATATTTAGATTTACCGGCTGCCCATAATATTAAATCATAATTATATAAGGATTTAAAATACTTCCTTAAATTTTTTCTTATTAATGAATCAGCATCAAACCAATAAACTAAATTATAATCTTTTTCCAAAAGTTTTTTATATAAAGATATTCTTAAATGACAACTAAACAGTTTTTCATTACCTCCATTATATTTAACTTTATTTACTATTAATTTATCATCATTTTTAATTTTAGAAAATTTATTTTTTTTTTTTGGATTAACTAAAAAACATTCAAAATAAACATCTTTAGTGTGAAACTGTCTTATACTTTTATATAAAGCATAAGCAAAATTTACATATGGTCTATTAGCAACAGTAAAAATACATATTTTCATTTAATATAAACGAGTTTTTATTTTTTTTTAAATTATTATACGTCATAATTTAAATTAATTAATATTATTAACTTTAATGACAATATTGATAACAGGTGGTAGTGGATTAGTTGGAAATGCTATTAAAAATTTAAACTACAATATGGAAATGATTTTTATAAAAAGTAAAGACTATGATTTAACTAATTTAAATCAAACAAAATGTATGTTTGAAAAGTATAAACCATTATATGTAATTCATTTAGCAGCTAATGTTGGTGGTTTATATAAGAATATGAATAATAAAGTTAGAATATTAGAAGATAATCTATTAATAAATTTTAATGTTGTTAAATGTTGCCACGATTATAATGTAAAGAAATTAGTAGCATACTTATCAACTTGTATATATCCAAATGATATTGATTATCCAATTAATGAAAATCAATTACATCTAGGACCTCCTCATTTTTCTAATGAAGGATATTCTTATGCTAAAAGAATGTTAGAAATACATACTAGAAAATATAGAGAAGAATTTAATGATAATTTTATTTGTATAATCCCAACAAATATTTATGGTGAATATGATAATTTTAATTTAAAAGATTCACACGTTATACCAGGTTTAATTCATAAATGTTATTTAGCAGATAAAAATAATACGGATTTTACTATATATGGAGATGGTTCACCATTAAGACAATTTGTATATAGTAAAGATATAGCAGAATTAACAATGAAAATATTATTTAATGATAATATAAAAGATAATATTATTATTTCTCCTGATGAAGAGATAAGCATAAAAGAAGTAGCTGAAAAAATATGTAAAATTTTTAATTTTAAAAATAAAATTAAATTTGATACAACATATCATAATGGACAACATAAAAAAACTGTTTCAAATAAATATTTAAGACAGCATTATCCTGATTATAAATTTACTAATTTAGAAAATGGATTAGATTTAACAATTAATTGGTTTAAAGAAAATTATAATTTGATTAGAAATTGACAGGAGATTTTCCTAATGAATCAAAATCATTATTACTGAATCCTTCAATTGTATTTGTGAAAGGATTACTAGTCTCTTCTTCATTCTGTGTTACTTCATCAATGTTTAAAATTATTACCTTAATTTAGGTGGTAAATATTCTATATCTAATTTTTTAAAAATATCTCTTTCAGAAGTAATTTTAAATCGTTTATCATTTGAATCAAAAAGTCCATATTCAGATAATTTATAACCTTTGTCTTTAGCAATCTTTCGCATTTTTTGATTTAAATCCCCGGAACCTGTAAAATATAATAGAGCCGAAAAATAACTTTCATATGGAACAAAACGAATATCAATTCTTCTAATTGGATAATCTTTTAATTTTCCAAAACCCATATATTTAGTTTTAACATTTTTATCAGTCATATCATCAAGTAATAACGGATTATTATTATTAATTTTAATATTACTCTTTAATTTTTTGATCATTCTTTCTAAATGTATTTCACATTTAGTTTTATCATTTTTAGTACCCATTTTAGATATTAAAACATCAATATCATTACTAAATAATTTTTCTCTTCTATATGAACCACAAATCTGAAAAATATATTTATTTTTTTCTGTAAATTCATGTTTTTTATTAATATAATTAATAACTTTTTCTATAAATTTGTAATATTTATCAACTTCTTTTCTAGGAATATTCATTTTATATACTCCATGATATTTCAATCCTAGTAAAATTTTATCATTAACTTCAATTTCTTTTTTTTTTATTTTATCTTTTAGTATTTTAATAGTTGTTATACCTTGTTTAAAAAATTCTAATGCTTTCGCACGACCTATACCAACAATTTCTTCTAACTCATTTATACTATCATTTTTTTCTTTTTTAACATCTGTAAATTTACCTAATTCTTTTAATTTACCAGTATCTAATATTTCTTTAATACGGTCAATACTACCTTTTCCAATACCATTTATTTCTTTTAGTTCTTGATAATTATCTTTAGTAATTTCTGTTGGATATTTTTTCAATATACCTAATACATTTGATAACTGTCTAATTTTAAAATTATAAACATTAGCATTTTTTTTGTCTTCATTTAATTTATAGGTATCAACTTTATCTTTTAAAAAAGCGATTAATCTTTTAAATTCTGAAATAATTATATCATTCATTATTATATTAATAATAATATTTTTAAATATATAAAAAAATCAATATTTTATATATTTAAAATAAAAAAATTATATTATATTAATGTTATCAAATATTAAAAAAAAAATATTCTCAGAACCATTTAATAAAAATTATGATAATTTAAAATATGATAGTGAAGGTTTATGGTCTATTACTCATCATAAGGATGCCGACTTAATAACCCAAAAAATATTAGAATATAGTAATATTAATTCTAGTATTGTTGACACAACATCGGGTTGTGGAGGTAATTTAATATCTTTTTCTAAATATTTTAATAATATTACAGGAATAGAGTTATGTATAAATAGATTCAATATTATGAAAAATAATTTAAATCAGTATACAAATAAAAAAATAAATTTAATTAATGATGATTGTTTAAATTATATTTATGATAATAATTATGATATATATTTTTTTGATCCTCCGTGGGGCGGTCCTAACTATAAAAAAGAAACAAATTTAGATTTATATTTATCAAATAAAAATATTATTGATATTATTAAAAAAATAGAGAAAAATAAATTAATTATTTTAAAAATACCATATAATTATAATATTAATAAAATAAGTAAATATTTTAATTTATTAGACAAACTAGAATTGGGCAATATGATAATTTTAATTTTTAAAAGTTAATTACTTTTATAGTTAATTATTTCTGTAATAAAATAATAAATAAGCATTATTACTAATTAATTCTTCTTCTGTTTCTAACTGTTTTAAATTACTATCATCAAATAAATACCATTTATTATCATATCTATTTTTAACAGCTGATGTATAATGACCAAAATTACAGGAAAAGTACCCTCCTAATGATATATGATTATTTACACCAATTAAATTATATTTACATTTATCTTTATCTGGGCTATTTGGATCAATATAATCTAAAATATCTAAATTATTAATAGGAAAGTTTATTTTATTTATTAATTTTTGTGATTTTATACCATAATCATTCATAAGAAATCTTTTAATTTGTATTACTAAAATTTTGGGTGTTTTCCATATTTTATTATATTTATTAGATTGATTTTTAATAAAACAAAAATCACAATTTATTTTATTATTTTTATCTAATTTTTCTTTTTTGAATGAATAATCAAAACAATCTTTTAATGTAAATTTTTTTATTAAATCAATACCTTTATTTTTAATAGGTATTGATACTGGTAAAGTTTGAAATAATTCATAATTATTTGATTTGTTATTACAAATACTACATTCAACAATATTTTTAAATTGTCCTGTAAATAGTAATTTAACAGGAGAATAATCTTTTTTAAGAGATGAATTCCAATGTATTTTTGATAAAATACTTTCTATATTTTCATCAACTGTATGCGTTTCTTCATTTAATTTAATATGTCCAGGTAAAAACATAACATTACTTTTTGTTTCATTTTCTAATTGTGTAATTAAAAAATTTAAAAATTCTTGAGAATCCTGGTGTTGGTGTTGTCCCCAAGTAGAATCTTTTAGTGAAATTTTACTTCTAAAAGTACTTGGAGTAATGTTTTTATTGTCATTTTCAAGACTTGCTTTAAAAAGTTCATATAAATTATAAAAAACAGAATCTCTAATATTTTCTATATCATTATTACAATTTCTTAGTAAATCTTTTTTAAAATGACCGCCTATAATATAATCTATAAATATAGGCGTTTGTTGTAATATAGCTAATATTGAATTCATATAACATGTTACTCCGTTAATATTAGTAAATTTTGATACTCCTAATTTAATTTCCTTCATTAATAGTTAATAATAAATATTATAAATATTTCTTTATCAATTTTTTTCTATGTAATTATAATTATAGTAATGAAAATAAATTTAGTAGAAATAGGACAAATAAATAATAATAGTAAAATATCAAAATATAAAATAAATAAACCTTTATTTCTTGAAAATTATTTATTTCATTATTTAATTTTAACAAATAATTTAGTTGGTTTAAAATTAAAAAAACATCCTATCTATCAAGAAAATGATGAAAATATGAATGGATTTCATCTTGCTGCTAAATATAATAATTTAAAAATACTAAATTATTTAATTAAAAAATATCCAGAATATGTAAATAATAGAAATACCGAGAATGAAAATTTTTTACATTTTTTAAATCCTAATACCAATGATTATTTTAATATTGTTAATAAAAATAATTTAGATTGGCCTTTTTTATTTAATATATACTCCAAAGAAAATAATAGTCCGCTTGATATATTATTTTCTGAAGGAAATAAAAAAAATATTAATCATATTGTTAAAAATTTAAAAATAAAATATTATAATTATGAAAATACACCATCTTTTTTTAACTTAATATTAAATAATAATTTAAAAGATAACGAATTAATTGAAATTTTAAAAGAATTGTATAAAAAGGATAAAAAATTATTTAGTTATACTGATATAGAAGGTAATAATTTTTTATATCCAGTAATCTTAGATGATAATTTATCTATTTTAAAATATTTATTTAAATTAAAAGATAAAAATATTAAATTTGATAGTTATTCGCCTTTAAATACATATAATATTTTTAGTTTAGCATATAATAAAGCAAGTATTAATCAAGATTATAAAATAGCTAATTTTATTATTGATAAAATTATTTTAAACCATAATTTTAATGAAACAAATAAAAATGGTGATAATCTAGCACATTTTATTTTAAAAAATCGTATATATAAATCAACTGGTAATGATAAAATAGAAGATAAAATTTTATTAAAATATAACCTTTGGGATAAAATTAATATTGATAAAAAATCAGCATTAGATTATATTTCTATATTAGATTTTAAAAAATATAGTAAGTATTTGAAAGGAAAAAAAATTAATAAAAATTATGATACAAAAAACATTAAAAATAAAGAATGGAAACAATTTATTAATAAATTAGAAAAATATGAAGATAATATTAATATTAATTTTGAAGAAAATAAATATTCGCATGGTAATTTATTTCAAGCTAGATTTTCAGACATTGCGATATTTTTTTATCATTTAAATAATAAATATAAAAATTTATATTTACCAAAATCAAACAAAAAAGTTAATATTTATACTAATATTCACTTAAAATATCCAGATGAAATAATGAAACACTATAATAATTTTTTATGGATTATTGTATGGAATGATAAAGATAATTATTTAATTCCACCAAATCTAAATAAAGAAATACAAGAAAATAAAACAAAATATGATTATTCAAATGTATTATTAAGTTTAAGATTACCAAATGGTGGTTTACATGCTGCTTTAATACTTTATGATTTTAAAAATAATATTATAGAAAGATTTGATCCATATGGTAATACTATGGCACTAGATAAAGATATGGATATTATATTAGAAAAAGAATTAACAAAAGATAATAATTTTAAATATTACCCGCCTAATAAATATTTTCCTGTAGCAGGTTTTCAAACTATATCTGATGAAAATAATAAATTAAATCAAAAGATGGGAGATTTCGGAGGTTATTGTTTAGCATGGTGTTTATGGTATATTGAACATAGAATTAAAAATAGTAAAATAGAACCAAAAACATTAATACGTAAAACATTACATAAATTTATGGGTTTAAATATAAAACCAAATGAATATATAAGAAATTATGCTAATGAAATTAATAAATATCGTGTTAAATGGTTAATAAAAAATAAAATTCCTGAAAATGAAACATCTGATGAAATTATATCATTTAAAAATTTAAATAAAATAAAAATTGGTATTATTGAAGAAAATGAAAAGTTAAATTAAATATTATCAATATCTGTAAAATCAATTTCGGCATTAGTATTTTCTTGTTGTTCTATAACGTCATCTTCAAATTGAAAATCATCATCTGAATTTTCACTTTCTGAATTATCTTTTATTTCTTCTATTTTTCTTAATTTATTTTCTTTTTCTAGAATTTTTTCGTGACTGGGAGAATATTTAAACATTATTTGCCATTTTTTATCAAGATCTTCGCTTAGAGGTTCAATAAGAACTAGTTGACCTTTTTGCATACGACGACCTTTCTTCGCAGTACCACAAGTAGATGCCGTTCTTTCTTTACCTGCTATATTTATTAATAAAAAATGACAATTACCTAGTGCTTTTTCAATTCTAGCATATTCCTGTTTAATATTAGTGTCTGCGTATTTGATTGGAGTATTTTTAGGTGAATATTTTTTCTTCGTTGGTTTATTTCGGAGAGGCATTATATATATATAATATGTATAAAAATAATTTTAAATCAATTTTTATTAGTTGTCGAGTATATTTATTATTTTAAGCAGAACAAGATTCACACTCATTACTTTCTTCTATTTGTTGTTGTAATTTAGGATCAACCGTAAATTTAATAGCACCTTTTGCCGCTTTTGTTCTTAAATAATACATACCGGTTTTTAATCCGTTTTTCCATCCCCACATATGACAAGAATATAATTTCTTATAATTAGGTACACCCATAAAAATATTCATACTTTGTGTTTGGTCTACATATGGACCTCTTGCTTTAGCATGTTTCAAAACCCAAATTTGTTTTATTTCCCAAATAGTTTTATATAAATCTTTCAAAATCATAGGAACATTTGGAACATTTTTAATACTACCTTCATCTGCTATAATAATTTGTTTTGCTTCATTATTCCACGCATTAATTGATAATAAATCATCAACTAGATGTTTATTAACTAGTGGAAAATCGCCCGCTAAAGTTCTTCTCGTATAAATATTATTTGTAAACCATTCGAAACATTCATTATTACCCATAATTTGAGAAGTAGATGCTGTAGGCATTAAAGCTGTAACTAGAGAATTATAAACTCCATATTTTAATATTTCTTCTTTTAGTAAATCCCAATCTTGTCTTTTAGGTTTAATATCCCATAAATCGAATTGAAATTTACCTTCACTTAATGGAGAATCTTTAAATGTTTCATACGGAGAACCAAATTCTTTAGCAGAATCTTTACTTGCTGATAATGCAGCATGATATATTGTTTCCATCATTTCAGCATTAAAATTAACTGCTTCCTCACTATCAAAGTTAATTTTCATTTTAACAAGTGTATCTGCTAAACCTTGGATACCTAATCCAATTGGTCTATTTTTTAGATTTGAATATTTACCTTCAGGTGTTGGATAGTAATTAATATCAATTACTTTATTTAAATTTTTACTAGCAATATAAGCAATATTCCATAATTCTTCAAAATTATATCTATTTGCTGTAAATTTAATCATTTCATTAAATCCACCAATATGTTTTTTTCCATAAAATATTTGTGGATATGTAACATTTCCAATATAACATCCATTTTCATCACATTTTTGATTAAGTTTTTTAAGTTCTTTTAACTTTTCTTTATCTGGATAAATTTCAACATATTTATAATTATTATTTGTCATATACATTTTAGCCCAATCGCAAAATTTACAATTATCTTTTGTATAAATAGTCCATTGTGCTCTACTCTTAAATTGAAGTAATGCTTTGTTAACACATATGGACGCTAAATTACAAACAGCATGTTCTTTATGATCAGAATATTCTACAATTTCTGCACATAAATTGCTACTTTTAATTATTCCTATATTTTTTTGATTTGATTTTCTATTAATTGTATCTTTGTATAGCATATAAGGAGTACCTGTTTCTAATTGGGATTCAAATATTTTTTCCATTAATTTTCTTGCCGATACTTTTTTTTTATATTTCTTTTCATCTACATATTTCCAATATAATTTATTATATTCTTCTCCATATACATCTTCTAATCCGGGTGCTTCATCTGGACAAAATAAATACCAATCACTATCTTTTTCAACTTGTTCCATAAAAAGATCTGAAATCCATAATGCTAAAAATAAATCTCTTGCTCTTTCAGTCTCGGCACCAAAATTCTTACGTAAATCTAAAAACTCAAAAATATCTGGATGATGTGTTTCTAGATAAATAGCAAAACTACCTTTTCTTTTTCCCCCTTGATTAATAAAACGAGCAATATTATTATAAACTTGTAACATTGGAATAATACCTGACGAAGGTCCATTAGTTCCTCTAATTAAAGTTCCTTTTGCTCGAATATTACTAACGTGAACACCAATACCTCCTCCCCACTTGGAAATTTTTGATACTCTATCCCAAGTTTGAGTTATTCCTTCAAGACTATCTTCTGTTCCAAGTAAAAAACAACTACTTAATTGTGGTCTAGAAGTACCAGCATTAAAAAGTGTAGGAGAGGCATGTGTGTAACATTTAGTTGAAAGTAAATCATATGTAGTTTTTATATCTTTCATATTACCCATATTAATAAAAGATGCGACTCTCATAAACATATCTTGTGGTCTTTCATAAATAGTCTTATTTTTTAAATTTTTTAATAAATATGCTCTTTCTAATGTTTTAAAAGCAAAAAAATCTAAATTATAATCTCGAGTATAATCAATTATCTGATTTAATTCATCTTTATTTTCTATAACATAATTTAACCATTTTTGATCTAATATTGTTTTTCCTAATTCTTTAGTTTCTTTATCAACTAAAACAAGTTTATCCGAAAATGTATTTAGTGTTTTTTTATGTAAATTACTTACTAAAATTCTCCCTGCTAAATTACCATAAAGTGGATGTGTTGTTGCCATATTCATACAAATTTTTGCCGATTCTAAATCTAGTTCTTCTGTTGTAATTCCTGAATAAATTGAAGTAATAACCTTTTGAGCTATCACACTAGAATCTAAATTAGTTTTTTCTTCTTTTTTAATTAATTTATCGAGACGCTCGCTAATTTTACTAAAGTTAACTCGTTCTTGTGTATTATTTCGTTTTAAGACAAACATTAAGTTCTCATTTTTTAGCATATAAGTTAATAAAGATTCATTTTTTTTAAATATTTTTATATTAAAAAAAATAAATAGGGTTATATTGTTTACTCTACTTAAACTAAATATTTAATTAAAGGTTCTAAAATTCTATATATTATTTATTAATCATTATACAATTGACAAAATAACTTTAAAAGTAAATGAGGTCCATAATGATGGTAATTGAATTTGTTAATCGAGATAAAACTAATAAATATATATAATATAACTTCATATATATATGTATAATTTTATTATAGAAAATTTTGATGCAGAAACTGATACAACTATTTCTGATAAAATTCAAGTTTACACAAATGAACCAGAAATTAGTACTACGGTAGATATTAAAAAATCCCTATCTACTGAAGACAATGTTGAAGACAATGTTGGACATACTGGTTCAACTGGTTCAACTGGTCCTACTGGTCCTACTGGTCCTACT